GTAAAGGACTTGTTGTTGCCGTAGGCGTCCTCAATGGTGAGCTTCACGCTGTTTGCGGCTGCGGGAGTAAGGAAGCGCGTCACATCGAAGGAGCAGTCGCCCTGCGCCACCGCCTGTGTAGCTACCTTCGTTCCGTTCACGCGCCAGATCGCGGAGCCGTCACCGATTGCCTCACCATCCTCACTGTCCACAGCGGACCAGCTATAGAGAATGACAGCCGCAGATCCGTTCATAATGGAGAAGGACCGGGCGGGCAGCCGGTTTGTAATGCGGATTGTGGAGCCAGCGCCGCCGCCACCACTTCCACCGCCGCCGGAGAACGGGCCGAGAGGACCGGCGACAACCTCACCGTCAGAAGTCAGATACAGGTATCCATCCTCCGTATAGGCGTCGTCAACCTTGCCTTCCAGCACGGTTTTCATGCTGTTGAAGTCCTCCGCAAATTCATTGATGGAGGCCACGGCCTCTGTTGCGTCGGTCAAGGCCTGCTCTGCGCGGCCAGCCGCAGCGTTTGCGGCGTTGGCAGAGCTTGCCGCAGCGGAAGCGTTTGCGGCGGCCTGTCCGGCGCTTGCTTCGGCGTGCTGGGAGCGGGTATTTGCCGCTGTGGCGAGAGATACGGCGCTGTCAGCGGCGCTGCGGGCGTCAGCCGCTTCCTGCTCTGCGAGAGCGGCAGCAGCCTCAGCACGGGCAGCGTTACCGGCCACCGCGTCCTTGAACGTCTTGATTTTCATGTTGTAGGTTTCGTCCTCAGAGGAAACAAGCAGAAGATCGCTGTCCTGTGCTTCTTCCAGTGTGGCAAAATCTACAATTCTCTTGTCAGCCATAATAGACCTCCTTCATTTATTCGTTTTCATCGGGATCGGAATTGCCGGAGTTGCCACCGTCAAGCGCGTTCAGTCGGTCAAAAATATCAATCAGCGCATCTTCAATATCGGAGATAGTGCTTTGGAGCGCGGCAATGTCCGTGCTGTGCTGTTCCACCGTCGTTTCCAGCGCGGAAACGCGGCTTTGCAGGTCAGCTATATCCGTCTGCGCCTGCGAAATAGCAGAAGCATGATTGCCGGACGCTGTTTGCAGGCTTGAGATATCACCTTCTGCGGTCTGCACCCTTCCGGCCAGCCCGGAAATATCGGAGGTGTGGCCGCTTACGGCGGTATCCAAGTCGCTGATTGACGTTGTATGCCCTCCCACAGCCGTTTCCAGCGCCGCTACGCGCTGGGACAGAGCGGCGGGGGAAGATTGCTCAAGCGTGTCGATACGCCCGCTCAGGGCGCTCTCAGCACCTTTTGCGCGGGTCCTCTCTGCGCCTATGGCCGTACTAAGGGATCGCTCAACGCCGCTTGCGCGGTCAATCTCAGCTTGCAGGTCGGCGTCATTGACCTTTTCTTCCAGATCCGATGCCGCCCGCGAAATAGCGCCGTTCAGCTCTTCCGTGGTCTGCTTCAGGCTCTTGATTTCAGAAAGATACGGATATTCAGCACTCAGCTCTTCGCTGTTCGGTGCCTGAATATCCGCTCTGAAATTATGGTCCAGTGTTAGCTTCGCACCGAACATGACGCTGTGGACCATATCACCGATTTTTACTTGATCGCCCAGCTCTGTAGCCGGATCGTACAGGGCTTTTGTAGCAGTATAGGGGAAATACACCAGCCCGTTATAGGCGGCGTACAGGTCATTACAGATGCCCTGCGAGGCGTAGGGGTTGCCTTCAATCGTGAGCGTTGCGCCGGTGTCGTCGCCCGCCGTGTAGGTTTCGTTGTCGTCGCCGGTCATGGTGACGCGGCTGATAGTCAAGGCGCTGCCTTTGGTTATCTGACCGCAGACAACGGGAATATTTACCAGGCCTTCAGAGAAAACGGCGTGTGCCGCGTTCTCTTCGGTATCCCACACAAGGAAATAGCCTTCCGGCGTTACTACCCGGTTGCCGTATTCATCGGTGATGTAATACGTCCGGGGTATCACTGACGTGGGCTGCTCACCTGTAGGAGCGGGCAAGACAGCGTTGAACACCTGCTGTTCCTTGTAGATCAGCAGGTGTCCGTCAACCGTCTTGATTTTTTCGTAGTCCTCATCAATGACATGGAAGGTTTCATCCGGCGCGGTTGTCAGCGGTACCAGACGCAGCAGATTTTCTTCTGTGATAATCCAGTTGCCGCCGTGGCAAGCGCCGATATAGCCCAGCACCTGCGCCATAGTCTTACCGGAAGGATATGGCACCACATAATCCGGCCCGGTGCGGATCAGCGTTCTTTCGTCGATGCCAACGCCGATACGATAGGCAATTTCCTCTACAACTGCCTTCATGGTTTTAGGCCAGTTGCCGGAGGTGTCCGTACCGTCAAGGTAATTCTGGTTCGTCTTGAGCATTGCATCATAGCAATCTACCGTGACGAGGCCTTCAAAGCAGGTGTCGCGCTGGTCGATATAGAAGGTACCGAATTCCATCCACTCTGAGGCCGTCTTTTCATTGAAGATGCGGCCCCAGATTACGACGGGGGATTTTGCGTTTATTGGATCATCGGTGAGAATGGACAAGTTCAGTGTAGCTGAAATGCAGTTGCCCACCGACAAGGGCGCGGCCATAAGGGACCGGTCAATAATCGGCGCGGAAATTTTCAGGTAGTCCTTGTTATTGATCCGCGCCTTCGCGTCAAAAGTGAAGCGGCCACGGGCGGCCAGCTTTACCCACCTATCACTTCTTTTCCTCATGCCGCGTCACCTCTCAGTCATGTTGAAGGTGCAGCCGTCATACACGGTAATTTTGTCTGACTTGATGTACTTCTGAGCGCCGTAGGTGAGCGTTGAGGTATAATAGGTTTTTGTGAGAGTACGGTTAGTTTTGGGGTCGAGGAAGGTAATGTCGGTGTACTCACCGTCAATATCCTGCGCTATGGATTTCATAATCAGCTCAGGCAGGCGATTGAATTTGACCGTCCATTTATCCTTCTGGGCAATCCTTGCGCGGTACATAAGACCGTCAAGGAGGTTGCGCCCGCTGCCGTCCGCGTCAAGGTCGTTTCTCACGGGCTGCAAGCCATCTTCTGCAAGGAAAACGGTGTAGTCGTGAGATCCGATTTTGAATACAGGCTTCATTGTGCGCACCTCCTATCAGGTCACAAGCGGAGACTGCCCCGCCATGCGAGTTCTGCGGTTAATCTCCTTGACCGTCATTTCTGCAATGGCAGCCTTATCAAGATTGACCGTTGTACTGCTATAGTTCTGAATTGCGGTAACAATAGAGTTGGCGGCGTTCATCACAACCTGCGTGACGACGCTTGCCAGCTCGTCATTTGAGGCCTCAATAGCGGAGCCTACGTCAGAGCTTGTACCGCCCGCCGCCGCTGCGGCCTTATACGGGACAAGGCCCTGCGCCACTGCCGGGGCAGTAAAGGTGACGTTCTTTGCAATGGCCTGTAGCCGGTCAAGCATGGAAGTGAAGCTGTCGCTGATCGTATCCGCAAAGTTGTTCATGGCACCATTTACTTCTGTAGTCGGTACAATGTTCTTTATGGCATAATCACCGGCGTTCATTTCCTCTGCGATAGCGTCAGCCACACCGGAAACGCTCTTGAGGATTTCAGGCTGAGAATCTTCCACGCCTTCACCGACGCCGTAGCCGATGTTCAAGCCGATTTCGTCACGGAAGAGCCTTGACGGGGAATGAATACCCAGCGCAGACTTTGCGGCGCTGAGCAGGCTGCTTGCAAGGCTGCTGACTTTATTTTTCAGCCAGCTCCACCCGCTATTGATACCGTTGCTGATACCGTTACAGATGTTGCTGCCGATGTCGGACCAGCCCTGATTTTGGATCGTGTTCTTGATCCCGCTCCACGTGGAGGAAGCCGTACTCTTGATGCTGTTCCATGTGCTGGACAGCGAGGACTTGACACTGGACCACACGCTTGAGGTGGTGGACTTGATGCTGTTCCAGCCGCTGCTGACCGTGGATTTCAGGTTGCTCCATGTAGAAGAAGCAGTGGACTTGATGCTGCTCCATGCGGAGGACAGCCCAGACTTGACGCTGTTCCAGACGCTTGAGGTGGTGGATTTGATGCTGTTCCACGCAGAGGAAACTCCGCTCTTGACGGCGTTCCAGCCGGTGGAGGCAGCGGACTTGATACCGCTCCATGCACTTGAAACGGTACTCTTGACGCCGTTCCAGATGCTTGAGGTGGTGGACTTTACACTGTTCCACGCGGAGGAAACGCCGCTCTTTACGGCGTTCCAGCCTGTAGAAGCAGCAGACTTGATGCCGCTCCAAGCGTTGGATACCGTGCTTTTCACGTTGGACCATGTAGAAGAAGTCCACGATTTGATACCGTTCCACGCGGAGGAAACACCATTCTTGACGGTCTCCCAGCCTGTAGAGGCGGCAGACTTGATGCCCTCCCAAGCGCTGGAAACGGTACTCTTGATACCGTTCCACACTGTAGAGGTTAGGGACTTGATGCCCTCCCAAGCGCCAGAAATGAGGCTCATCAGGCCTTCAAAAGCGCCGGTGAAGAAGTCCACGATAGCGTGCCACGCGTTGGAAATACCCTGAAGCAAGCCTTCAATCAGATAGCCGCCGATTTCGGCAAAGACCGTGGACGGAGAGTGAATACCAAAGAGGTTTTTCACCCAATTCACCACAGGGTCAACAAGGTTTTCCTTCAGCCACGTGCCGGCACTGCGCATAGCGTCACCGATGCCCTTAAAGAAGCCAGCCACGCCGTCAAGGCCGATAGCCTCAAAAAGACTTGCGAGAATGTCAGCGATACCACCGAGAAGGCCGGTGATAATTCCGGGGATCTGAGTAATGAGGCCAGCCAGCGCGAC